GTCATCATGCACTTTAACAGTGCACGTGACATTATACTCTCTAGGCCCTTCTACTGCCGCGATGGCCTTATCACTGTTAAGAGCGTGTTCTAGGTCCACGTTGTTATTCACTTCTATCTCCACACTGTCCACTTGTGCTATCGTGCTACCGTTTTGCACGAGCTGCCCTTGCACGAACGTGAACGGAGGATCAGAGTCAGTCGGAGGACTGGACTGTAATGTTGTTGTTTTTTCTTCGTCAGCGTAGACTCCTGTAAGGCTTACTCTGGCTTTTTCTCCCACCGCGGCCGTTATCCTGGCTGTCTGCACTTTAGCTCCTTTGATTATCCTGCTCCTGTCAGTAGGCAGGTTGATAGCGTCTTCTATCGCCATTGAAGGAACGGTGTTAGCTTCCTTGTACGTGTGCACGTAATTAGGACTGCCGCTCGTCACAGGAGCGCTTCCTAAAACTGCTCTAGCCCACCAGCCGTTCACAAGGTCAAACTCAGCGTTCCATGCTCCTGCATAGTTTTTGCTTACTACGGTGTAAGCGTTTCTTTCGTTCAGGTTGGTTACTCTTTCGCTGTTGCGTGAGGGGCTGGCGTCAAAAGACAAGTTAGGCCCGAACGGTATGGTGAAAGGGCTTCCGCCGTCAGCGTAGGAACTTTCCCACGAGTACGCTACATAAGTATTATGCGATTTTACGGCCATTGTTCATTCCTCCTCTTGGTGGTATACTCTTATCGTCAGGTTTTGTGAAAGGATTTTATCAGCTCTATTCGGCTCTGCGCCCAGAGGCCCTAGCCCGACAGGTTGTATAACGTTGTCAACAGTATAAAAACTTTTCCCGTGATTAAGTATTCTTTCTTTCACCTCGTTCAATATTTTTCTGACCGTGTAAGCTTTGTCAGCATAAGCTATCACGTCAAAATAGAATTGTGTCACGATCTTGTTCTCCCAGAGGCTGGACGGGGTGCTGTTGCTGGCCAGTTCCACCAGCGCCAGGCGAGGATACTTGTTCAAAGAAAGGTCTGTCCTAGGATAATCAGGATAAACCCATGTTTCCCCGTACTTGAACGTCACCTCCACGTTATCCGTTCCTGTTGGCGGAGCGGTCGTGAACGTGACAGTAGGATACTGCGAAGGGTCTTCTTCCTTGAGGTCCACAGTATAATCGGTCCCGTAAGTTTTCGTGACACCGTCCACTTTCACCAGAGTAATTGTTTTCACTCCTAATTCTGACAAAGTGAACGTGGTAGTATTATCATCCCCGCTGAAAACATCAGTTTTAGTACTTCCTCTGTTTTTAGGGTCGGTGATATTAGCCCTGAGGTCCATCACAAGCTCTTTAATGAGTTCGTTGAGGTTCATCGTATCTCCTGCGTTTTGCTTTCAAGATTCTTCTTCAACTCTCTTAATATGAAAGGAATGCTTTGGTACACGGCAGGCCTGAGGAAAGGCCTCTGCCCCGTAGGAGTAACAACAGGATTTTCCACCGTCCCCGCCTTAATCCCTTCTCTCTGTATTTTCTTGGCAATAGCCCATTCTTTGCCTTCCAGCCCATGCCTTTTAGCCCATTCTCTTAAAGGTTCTACAGGAGGCATTCGCCCAGGCTGCCTGCCGTACTCCATAACCCACGCGTATTCTAAAGGAGTGTACACGGTCACGGTAGTGCCCTCCACCTTATAGTCTATGCTGTCCCTCAGCCTGCCCTCGTCCTTGGGCACCAGTTCCCTTGCTTTAGTGGTTATTATCCTGCCTATCCTGCGCAACACTTTCTCGCAGGCCCTCTCGTTTAACGTGACGGTCACCCTCATTCAATCCAGCCTCTTTAAGGTCATGTAAACGTAAGCTCCCGTGCCTTGAATAAACTGCATGTCAGCAGTCTTAACCACGTACTCGCTGCCCCCGACGATAATGTAATCGTTCTTGGTAATCTGCGTTCCTGAAGGAGCAAGAACATAAGCATCCCCCACTTCAAAAAGACCTTCTTTGTTCCAGTACTGTTCTGAAGGAGGCTGGTCCAAAGTGAACATGCAGCCTGTCACAGCATAGCCTCTGCCGCTGGTGACCACAAGATCACCGTCAATACTGGAATAATTTTCTATTGCCTGTTTCCACGTGAAAGGAGTTTGATTGCCTGAAAGCACTTTATCAAGAGCTTTTATGAGACTGTCAGTATCCCGCGCCATCATTTTTCACCCGTAGACTTTTTTCCACCTGGTTTTCTTGCCAATGCTCTTCAGGTCCCTGTTCACCTTTTCCAAAAGTTCTCTGGCTCTTTGAGCATGCACGCTGGAATCCGCTCCCCTGCTCAAATTGAAGGGCCCTTGACTTACTTGAAATTGTACTCCTGCATTAGCCAAACGTGCTCTGGCGTAGGCTTCTCCGAGGTCTGCGAGAATGTTAGCGTACTTTTCTGGAACATTATCATTACTTATAGTGTCTCCTGTGTAGTTCTGGACGTCTATTTTAGCGTACTCTATGAAACCCTGTATTATTGTACCGCTACCGACCTCGCCCGCGCTTGTGGGAAGTTCTTCTATTCTGGTTTTCACGAATTCTGCAATGCTTCCTGTAGTCGTCATGGGATGCCTCCTATTACTGAAAGAATGTTTACTCCTGCAAGAACCGCGAGCAGTATCATGATCACCCACATTTTGTCAATTTTTTGGGTGATGTAATCAATATCTTTTTTGATGTCTTTGATACTGTCGTGGATAGCGTTAGTCCGAAGGTTGCATTCTGTGTTGGTCACGTATTCTATCACTCTTGCCATACTATCTCTCCTGTTCCCCTGCATACTCCATTATTGTCAATGATTAATTTCCCGAAAATGTTTTTTCCTTTCTTAACTTTACCCATTTTCTTCCTTCTCGTCTTAACAGTCTTTACCATTTTATTCACCTATACTATTCCCAACGTCAAACGCTCCTACAAGCTGGTCAATGGTGTCCAAGACCATTTTCACTTCAAACACGTGCGAAGCATCCACTATACTGCCATTATTGTCTAACACTCCATTATTCACTATCCTTCCTACAGCGAACCATACTCCTGCATTTACTGTGAAGGTCGTGTTAACGTTTATTATTACTTCTTTAGCACGTTTTCTGTTCTCGCTGAGAGTTATCATGGTAGTGCCCGTGCCTGGGTTGATCAAGTTAACTGAACTGTCATTATTCCAGTTGTCAGCTTGCCATCCGACTATCGCGCTCCCTGTTGTCACCATGCCGTAATAGTACCAGTCTTCAGTTACCCCCGCGTAATCTTTTATTATAAGCTGTCCTGATGTTACGTCAACCATGCTGGCGTCAACGGTTGAATTGACCGCGCAAACATAATCCTGTGGAGCAATCCCTGTACCAACACTTATTATGTTAAAAGGGTCTCCTCCTGCCGTGACTTGACTGTTCCCGAAAGATACTGTTCCGTTGTTATGCGTGAAAGTCCCGTTGTTAGTCCAATCTCCTGAACAAGAAGTAGTGCTAGTTGTAGCACTGTACTCTCCCTCACTGTTTATGATAAGGCTGCCGAATGAAACACTGGGATTTTCATTAGATAAATCAAGCACATCACTAACAGTAACATTGCCAGTGACAGTCACATTAGACACGTTGTTGTAAGTCCCTACAATTCCTTTGGTCACGGTCAAATCATTATCAATCGTCACGTCAGAAGTGTGAAAGTATGTGGCAGCACTTGATGACCCGCGAGCAATCTCAACATTGTACGCTGAAAACGAGCTTAATTTAATATTCACGGTTAAACTTGGCCTAGTTATCTTAATAGTCCCGTTATTATGGTTGAACGTCCCTTCATTTAACAAACAGAAGTAAGACACATCCCTGTCACTTATCGTAGTAGTCCCAGCAGTAGCATTATACTCTCCCCCACTGTTTATTACAAGCGAACCAAAAACCCATGACCCTGTCATGGTTTTATCAGTCCACCCGAGCACCCCGCTAACAGTCCCTTTTCCAGTCACGTGAACATTGTTAGATAATGTTCCAATAATACAATACGAGTTTGAGTTCACGGTTAGATTATTATCAATATACGTGTCAGAATCAGTAAATTCTGTTATGCTGTTGGATTCTGTTCCATCCGTTACCAAATCATACAAGTGAGCATCATACAAGGATAATTTAGAACGATAGGAACTATAAGAACCAGGAGGAATTATTTTAATCGTTCCATTATTATGCTCTAGCGTTCCACTCACTTCTAAAGCAAAATAAGTATTCTCATCATGATCATTTATCGTGGTCGTTTCACTAGTAGCATTGTAAGTTCCTCCGCTTGAAACGTTCAGAACGCCTAACGTTATGGTAGAAGCGTTGCCCGTGAAAGTCCCTGCAATGTCCGCTTTCCCTACCACCGTCAAGTTAGCGTCTTCAGCATCAGGGTAGAGAGTGTTAAACGTGGCAGACTCCTCAACCGTCAAGTTCCCGTTAAGAGTAGTGGTCCTAACGGCAATATGGTGCAAGTAGCAGGTGGTTCCAGACTTTATGGTCAAGTTATTCAAAGAAAACGTTCCACTACCCACCACCTTAATGTTAGCTTCTCCAGCGTAACTTATTTCTATTGTGCCACCGTCAGAAAAATCCCCTTGACCGTAACCCAACGTCTTGTTCTCTCCTGTAACCACACCGTCATAAACAGTGGTCCCACTGGTTTTAGTGTACTGACCGTCGCAGACCAGGCTACCGTACGTGTGGTTTCCCGTGCCAGCATTAAAAACACCAGTACTGTTCAAGTCCACCTGGTAAACTGACATAACATTACCACTGCCCAAGCTGACAGTAGAAGAATTAGTGTTAAGCGTGCCGTCTATGACCGTTTGTTCTAAAACGGTCAAATCCCAGCAAGTTCCAGTCGTGGTCTCACAAGTGTCAAACGTCCCGTTAGTAATAGTAAAATCGTCCGATATAGTCAAATCAAAACCCCTATCATCAGAATACTGCACGAGTATATCAGAACCGTCCAAAATAACATTGTATAACGTGCGTGAAACATTATTAAACGAGTAAAGCTGAACGTCTGTCTTAAACGTGACAGTTCCATCACCATGATCAAACGTCACGTTCGCACCCCATGATAACGAAGGCTGAGAACTTTTCTCGTACAAGTTAATATTCCCAGAAGTAAAAGTCACCGTCCCATCCTTCAAGTAAATACCGTAAACAGTCCAATCACCACTACCGCCGTTAAAAGTCCCAGAATCTGTTCTCAAACCATACACACTATTCCCTGAACTGCCGAAAGTCATTGCACCAGTACTACACGTAAAAGTTCCTCCCAAAACATACACTCTATAAGTAGTCTTAAAATCATTCCCGTTACAATCAAAAACCCCTCCGTTCAACTGCACGTCCCCCACACCATTCGTAAGACTAGCGTTTAAGGAAATGGTCGCAGAATAAGCGCTTTCAGTAATAATACTACAATTCACGTCCAAATCCCACGTGCAATTAGTGTTCCCATTACCGTCAAAAGTAGCAATATCCCCTGCTACAGGAGCAGTAGTGTCATTAGCTCCTCCGCTGGACGTGCTCCAGTTACTGTCACTACTAGCCAGTCCTCCCGAGCTCCCTATCCAGTATTTCGTGGCCACAGTTCTTTCGTCACCTCACATTTTTGTTTTGAGGGAAAGTCTAACATACGCTCCTGTAGCATTCGCGCTGGCACTACCTGTCACCGCTATCCACTTGGTGTTCGTGACCTCGTAACTTTTCAAAGCAGAGTTTCCTGCAGGCACTACTACAGGATCTCCTATGGTCGCCCACGTGCCCCCGCCGCTAATGCTCGCGGAAAGGCTCTTGCTAGCGCCACTGGCTATGCTGCCCCACACCTGAAAATTCATGCTAGCGCTGGCATGACCGTTATGAAAGAAAATGTTAACCTTGTCAGCTTCTCCGCACCACGTACCGCTTAAAAGAGTGGTCTGGCTGTCGCTGATGTTAGCGTTTTCCACGTGCACCTCGTCCAAGACGTTATGAGCGTTATTCACGTTCACATGACCCTTGTAATACGTTACCATTCTTCCTGACCTCCTTCTATTATTTCAAAAAACAAAAAGAAAAGGGTTTTTAAAGGCTTCCGACCGCTATCCAGTGAAAGTCTTTAGACGCTGTTGCTCCGAACACCTGGCAAGATCCTGCCGTGACAGGACTGCCTACCCGCAAGTCCTGCAAAGTATCATCAACAGCACTAACGGTCACGTAAGGAGCGCTTTTGAAAGCCTTGCCGAACACAACCCACACGCTAGAGCCCGCTCCAAGAGTAGCGACTCCTGCCTGCACGCTGTTACCCCCTGCCGCAGGACTGCCCGTGTACACGAGGTTAGTGGACAAGTGCGAGGAGTTAACCTGCCCCCCGCTGATGTGAGCTGATAGTACTGCTCCTGACCCCAGTTCTGTTGACGTTACTTCAGGGCCTGTTCCCGCGAACGCTTCGTTCAAAGTCGCCATCATCCTTCACCTTCATGAGGTTGTTATTTTCACTATGGCGTCCGCCCTCAGGTAAGAGTACTTAATCCTCTGCGTGACCACTGCTCCTGACAGGTCGTGAATCTTGTCGTCATATTTTTCTACTGTTATCGGTCTCTTTTCCGCCATTGTGAGAGCATGCTGAGAGTCTATCACGTACCCGTACTTGCTGTAAGTGCTGGAAGGCGCTGCATTCGTGCTGTACAAGACTACTTTCATGCCCAGGACATTGTTTATCATGCCCGTGTCCAAAGCTTCTTTGTTGCCTCTTTCATTCGCTCTCACGAGCACGTCAATGTTCAAAAGATCATCCATGAACTCATGCCCGCATATGAGCGTGTCTGGATTGTAGTCGTTGTCCCTGAGGGTCTTGATAGCGTTCGTGAGGTCAGAATAGAGTACTCTGGCTCCGCCGCTTATCGTGGTGCCCGCGTTATCCAAAGCCTGCAGTATGAGGCTGTTCTCGTTCTCTGCTATTTCTCTTCCCGCGTACTCAACATTCTTTTGTATCAGGTTCCACTTGCCGTCTTCCACCATTTCTTTGGTCACAGGTATTCTGACACCGTACCTGACTGGCTTGAGGTTTATGCTCGTGTAAGAGAGGACGTCTATGGGAATGGCTTGTCCTTCCGCAAGCTCGTAAACTCTCATTGAATCAGGGTCCACGAGGTCTATGTCTATGCTACTGCCTTTAATGTCGCCTGGCCCGTTCTGCACTGCTATAATATCCCTGGGTATGAGCGTTTTCTGAGCAGCGTCCCACAAGGTAGCGTATATGGTTTTTTCTATCAGCAGGCTGCCTTCTGTTCCTGTTCCTGTAGTCGTGTACTCTTTCACGGTCCTGGTCCTGCTGGCCTCGTCCAAAAGCTTTGCTAGTGTTTTCATTCTTCTTCACCTCTCTTTTTTTACAAATCTAGTCTTACTAGGGCGAAGTTGTTCGTCCCGCTTGCAGCGCTCGTTAGCGCTATTCCTATCACGCTGTTCACGTTAGCGTCTGCTGCGTCCGCTACGCATCCTTCTCCTCCTGTTGCTGCAACGTTTCCTCCTGCAGTCACGTCACCGTTAGCTGGCAGTATGACCACTCCTTTCTGGAGGACTGTTACCATGCTTCCGCTGGCAGCGTCTTGGAGAGCGAGCCCGACTGGCCTGCTGGTCCCGCTGCCTCCTTGCGTGAGGCTTATCATGTCCGTGTTGAACACTGGTGTTCCCCCGCTGTTGGACAGGTTGACCGCAAGAGTGTTAGACCCTGCTATTACCCAGTATCCTCCTGAAATGACTCCTGCTGCTTTCCCGCCTATTGTCTGCAGGCCGTTGTCTGATACTATTCCAATGTATCCTGCTCCTGTGCTTGCCATTATTTTTCACCTCTTTTAGTATGATTTGTAGAACCTGACCCCGCTGGCTGTCTTTTCCACTATGAAGCCATCATCTTCTTGGACGGTGGCTTCGGTGACCTGGTTCTTGCTCTTGAAGTTTTCAGGCACTACTTCAGGCTCTTCGGCCTGTGCTTCAGGCTCTTCCTTTTTTTCTAGCATGCTCTTAATCTCGGAGAGCATTGTCTTAATTTCTTCCAGAGCCGTTGTTATCGTGTCTTCTTGTTCTTCTTTCTTCTCAGGTTCGGTTGGCTCTTCTTCTTTTTTTTCTGGTTCCTGTTCTTTAACCATTTTTTCCTCCTCCTTGTTTTTTTGGAATGCTTCAGCTATCGCAATATCAAGGTTTTGTGCTATGCTGAGCTTGGCTTCAGGGTCTCCTGGCACGCTGCACAAGCTTAGCTCGGTGGCCTTGAGTCCCTTCACCGTGAAAATGTTAGACTCGTTTTCCTTAATCAAGTCTTCTACAGTAGCCCCTATGCTCACGTTCTGCACCCTGCCGTCCTTCACCAGTTTTTTAGCTTCAGGGTCCTTGATTTCTCCTTTGAAAGTGACCTTGCCTTTACCGTTCTCAACAGTATACTCTGCTTCTACCACGTTCCCCAGAATATTGAAAATACTCTTATCATTATGAGTGTCCAGTATCGGTTTTCCTATAAGAGTGGGAGCAAAATCTTTAAGGACTTCAGGAGTGTACTTGTACCCGTTCCTGGTCACGGTCTCGTTAATCGCGGTTCCTTGAACGAACACTTGAGAATCCTGTTCTTTCACGTTTTCTTGTACTCGTATTGGCACGCTGTAGTGTATTGTTTTCATTTTCCTGCCTCCTCCAAAACTTTTAAAAGAGTTGACAATTGCAGTTTTTCTCCTTCCAGTTTCTTCTTAAGCTTGCCGCAAATTTTCCTGGCAGTCTCATCATCATACCCTTCTTTTTTCATGGCCCGCATGCAATCATCCCAATCTTTCCAAGGCCCGAAAGGCTCTTTAACCTCTTTCTCGGCCAAGCGCATAAGAGCATAAGAGAATAAAGGGTCTTTTTCTATTTTTTCTTTTATTTTCTGCACGGCTTCAGAATACGTTCCCGCCAGACCGCGGGATAAAGAGTGTTTAACGGTCCTGTTTTTTATCGCGGCGCATACCTTTTGGGCTTTTTCCAGGCTACCGTACTCTTTCTTCATTTTCCTTATGCACTCGTCCCAAGGGAATTCTTCTTCCTTAAGCCACGCTTCTATTTCGCTGTTGCTTGCCATCCTTTTTTCCCTCCAGCTTTTCCACTCTTTTAAGCAGGTCGTATAACAGTTTTCTTTCTTCAGGCGTCATCCACTATCACCTTATGTGCTCGTAATGTTGCCTGAGGCGGTGAGTAGTTTTCCTGTCACCGTGAACGTTCCTTGCCCATGCTCTAATGCCTTCTATCCAGCTTTCCTGTCCCCAGTTCCTGTAAACGTGCCCTTGAAGGTTAGGAGCGCCCGTGTTTCCTGTTGTGCCGTCAGGATCAGTGTACTTTCCCATTTTGGGT